CTCAGGCGCTGCAAGAAGCGCGTAGCCGTGGCCATGAAGGCGCTGCAATTCATCGAGGAGGACTGGCTGTGAGAAAGAGCCGCGCACACAGTCGAGACAGCACCACTCGCGCCCAGGGAGGTAAAACGCGAGGGGGTGGCGGGGGCCACTGTCTTGACGCTCAGGTGTGCGCGGCGAAAAGGCGAGCACCCACCGCATGCTTGTTCACAGCGTGCAACCGGGTGGAGGGCGGGGGCGCTCATAGATCAGGCTTCCGCGCTGTAGATCAGCACGGCACAGGTGATGAGGGCGCAGGCGCAAAGGCCCGCAATGACGATCAGGGCGGGCATGGGTCAGGCCTTTGCGTGGGGCTTCGGCGGCTTGATGAGTCCGTGCTGCACGGCCATCTCGTACAAAGCAATCGCGTCATCTGCTGCGCGGGGGACATGCTTGTCAGCAGCCCAGCGAGACACGCGGATTTGAGGCATGCCGACAGCGTTTGCAATCGCGGTCTGCGTGAAGCCGTAGTCAAGGAGGGCCTTGACGATTTGGGATGTGCGAATCATGGCCCCAATTATTCACGCGTGCTTAGTGTTTGTCAATCACGCGTGACTACTTCTTGTCGGATTATTCGCGCATGGAACCAAGGATGACCCCCGGCAAGCTGCTGCAAGCCCTCATGACAGAGCGGGGGCTCAACCAATTGCGCCTCGCGCACCGCATGAAAGAGATGCAAGCAGCCGGGCAGTGGGAGCACGCAGCGGTTAGCCAAGCCACGATTGGCCGCATCAGCAATGACAAGCCCGTGGGGGATGTAAAGCGCCCCACCCTGCAAGCGCTTGCCGCCTACTTTGGTGTCCCAGACCCGGAGGCGTTCGCCTCCAGTGACGCGGCAGAGGTGGAGGCTGTGCGGCGCGGGATGCTCCCGGATGACACGCCGGGCCCCGGAGCGGCAATTCTTGGCACTGAAGCCGATCAGGCGCAGCGCGATGTGATGAAAGCTGCCGCCGCATCTGGGAGCGGCGCTGTCCTGCTAGGAAGCGCTCTCGCCATCGAAATCGATAAAATTTCAGATGCCAAAATTAGAGAGCGGGCGTTCCTTGCGGCGATGGTCGCCATCCGCCGGACAGGGGGATTCCCATAATCATCTGATGCCGTTTTGCTATTGACCCTGAATCAGTTCTGACAGGAAATTGACGCAGGGAGTAACAAAAATGGTTTTGCATGAAGTAAACAAGGGGGGCACGGTTGCCGCGCTCTATGTGGATCATCGCGTCATCACACTGGAGGTTGCAGGAGGATGGAACTACGACAAGTGCAAGCACTTGTTGACCCCGCCAAACATCATCACGCCGCCGCCTGTCCTGGCTGCTGTGGCGCTGTACGACAAGGCCGAACTACAGTCGAACCTTTGGGAGTTGCACGAAGCGGCCCATGTGGCTTGCGAGGGTAGATGGGATGCCTCTATGCCAATGGCTGTGGTGGTCAGGCCCGACCAGCTCGCGCATGCTCAAGAGCATTGCAGAGGCATGGCTGATGCGGGGGTGTGGCGCGAGGTGTTCACAAACAGAGAAGACGCTTTCAGGTGGGCAGCCAGAACGTCTGCTCTGCTTGAATCATTAAGACGATAGGGAGGGTGCATGAAGAAAGCATGGGGAGCCGCGCTGTTGTGCGTGATGGCCGGGGCGCAAGCTGGCGAGCCCGGCATGGGCGCTTGGTTTGGGATGTCAAACCAAAATCAGGTTGCTGCGGGCTTAGCTAGTGAGTCCGGGCAGCTTCTTGGTATGACATGCACAAAAACCGACAACACATGCATCTGGAACTTGGCAGTAGATGTGCGGTGCAACTTGGGCGCGAATGTCGCGGTTCTCATGTCATCAACGGTTGGGGCCGCTCACATCACAGGGAAATGCCTTGGCGTCGGCAACGACAAGGACTTATGGCGCCTAGAGTTGGAGCCATATGACACGGTGGCAAAAGCCATCATGGCGGGCGGAACCTTGGGGGTGGTTGTGCCAATGGATGATGGCAAGTTCAAGGTGTTCAGGTTTGCAACGGACGGCGCCGACAAGGCAATCTCAGCACTCGCCGCAGCATACAAAGCACTAAGCGGCGCACGATCAAAAGACGGCGAGTTCTGACCATGCCTCGCTCCCTCTACCGCCTCATGTACTGGCTGATGCCCCGCCTGGCTGTCCTGGCTGTGGTGGTGTGGGTGGGGGATTGGGTTGTGAAGGCTGTGAAGTCTTGAACAATCAGGGGAAACCTGCTTACCTCGGGGGTTACGAGGGGATTCCGTTGGTGGGACAATCCGCCCATCACAAAGATCTAGGGAGTGTTTGCATATGGAACACATCATGAAGCGGCTGCACTATCGCATCGGGTTTCCCGGTTGGAAGGTTGCTGCGCGTCTTGGCCTCGTTCTCAGGCTGGACGTGATGGTTGCGAAAGATCCGGAAGCCAACGTGTATCTGGCTACCAGCAAAGATCTGGATGGCCTGATTGTTGAGGCTCCGACAATGGAGCAGCTTCACGAGGAAGTCTTGGGAGCTGCTGATGCCCTCGTGTCCTTCCATGTCAATGGCGCATCCAGCAAGGATGACGACTTAGACATTCGCTACGGCATGCGTCATAGCCTCGCATGAATGGCTACTACGCCAAGCTGATAGAACTTCTTCGCGCTCACGGATTCTGGCTCGACCGACCCGCCAAGGGATCGCACGAGCTATGGACAAACGGCAAGAAGGTGACAACGGTTCCTCGAAACTGCCAGTCACGGCACACAGCTAACGGCATCCTCAAGCAAGCTGGCATCGACGCCAAGCTCTAACACCCCACCCGCTTCGGCGGGTTTTTCTTTGCCCGTACACTTGAGGCTTCGGAGCAATCCGGCTTGAGTCTGTAGCCTGCGACACAGCCACAGCCGCCCTGCGGGGCGTTAGTCACCCACCCCCACACCCCACACAGCCCGCCTAGTGCGGGCTTTTTTGTGCCTGCGCGTCGTTGCGTTTAGTCACTGGTGACTATAAATAGATCAATCGCTCTAGCTTTTTTATTCACGCGTGATTGACAGGAGCTAGTCACGCGTGCATACTTAATCCCATCGACACACCACACACGAGGTGCCTCATGGGATCAATCAGCCAGAGCCAGGACGCCGCAACAGCGGTCAGCCTGCGCATTGAAGCAGCCCGCGACGCTGCTGATAACGAGCTTGCAGCGATCAGCGCAGAACTGCGCACAAAGATGGCCCAAGCCCTGAGCGGCTTCATTTCGACCGTGCCGAGCTTTCGCCTTATCTCGAATGGTCACGCCATCGAATGCGAATCCATCGTTGCCGATGAGGTCAGCGAGGCTCTGAATGAGATGGAGCCCATGCACTACCTGCTGATGGCTCTGAAGGACTCGCCCTGCCCTCTGGTGTCGAAGCTGCGCGTTTCGATCATCAACCACTACTCCAACAGCACGGCTGAGCGTGTGGCTGAAGCGAGGGATGAGTGATGAACTTCGCAGTCTTAACCTTGGCCATGAACCAGCGTCTTGCAGAGGCTGGCATTCAAACGATCCGCGATGGTGAGCGCGTGTATCTGTCCTGCGATGGCAAGACGATCCCCCGCCCCCACGTTGACAACTGCGAGCGCGAATGCCTGATGGTGTTCGGGCTTGTGATCTGAGGGGCATGCCATGAGCTACACGCTTGAACAGAAGGCCGTCGCCTACGTGGAAAACACGTTGTGGTGGCGCTTCCCCGATAACTCGGACTCTGACCATCGCCGGTGGACACGCGTTGCTGACGACATCGCTCCAATCAAGACGCGTGAGCTTCAAGACGACAAAGCCGAATACTTCATCGGCCCCACCCCTCCCCGAGTCCTGAGCGAGTTGGAGGGGGAGTTGTTGGAGGCGTTGAAAGAAGTCTTTGAGCAGTGCGACGGCTACGTCCCCAACACCAGCAAGGCGACATGGCGCAAGGCCGCTGCCGTTATTTCCAAAGCCGAGGGCACCGAATGAACCCCTTCCCCCTCTGGCGCGGCATCACCCGCCACATCTGCGACGAGGCAGCAAGCGCAGTGAGTGCGGCTGTTGATGCGTTGCCTGACCTGCCCCTTGATTTTGTGACGCGGTTCGCCCTGTTTGTCGGCTGCGTTGCCCTGCCCCTGATCCTCAACATCGGAGCCTGACATGCCCGCACTGAACACCACCCAAGTCCACCAGCGCGTCAACGGCGACAACGTGGTTTACCTGCGCCGAGTTCACGAACTGCACCAGCACTGCGAGCCGCAAGAGAGCGGCCCCACGCTGATCGACGACATCAAGAGCATCGCCGCCCTTGTCGTGATCGTGGGCGCATCTGGCCTGCTTTGGGCGATGGCGGGTTGTCCTGGCCTGCATCTGATTGGAAACTGAAATGAGCAACGCACTTACCACCCTCACCCACAAGCTGGCCTCTCGCTTCGACATGGGCGACGGCACAGAACTGATCCAGACCCTCAAGGCCACGGTGTTCAAGGGCCAAGTGACTGACGCGCAAATGACCGCCCTCATGGTCGTTGCAAATCAGTACGGCCTGAACCCATGGACGAAGGAAATCTACGCCTTCCCCGACAAGAACAACAGCATCATCCCCGTGGTCGGTGTGGATGGCTGGTGCCGGATCATCAACAGTCACGAGATGTTCGACGGCATGGAGTTTGAGCAAAATGACGAGTCCTGCACTTGCGTCATGTTCCGCAAGGACCGTAGCCACGCCATCAAAGTGACCGAGTACATGAGCGAGTGCAAGCGCACGGCTCAAGGGCCATGGCAGACCCACCCGCGCCGCATGCTGCGCCACAAGGCCATGATCCAGTGCGCCCGCTTGGCGTTTGGTTTTGGTGGCATCTATGACCAAGACGAGGCCGAGCGCATCGCCGAATCTGAAGCGGTTACGCAGTCGCTGAACACCTCTCGCTCACCCCAAGCAGCCGCAGGCATGACGCCCCCCGAGGATCTGGCCGACTTTGAAGCCCAGCACCTCGACAACATGCGCAACGCCGCCATGAATGGCGAGGCCGCCCTGTCTGCCGCCTTCCAAGCCCTGCCCCGTGGGCCTCACAAGGTTGCTTTCTGGCAGAAGCACCAAGCCGACCTGAAGAAGGCCGCGCAAGCCGCTGTGGTGGTTGATGCCGTGGAAGTGCAGCAATGAGCAACATTATTCAAGGGTCGCCTGAGTGGTTCATGCAACGCCTTGGCAAAGTCACTGCAAGCCGCTTGGCTGATGTGGTCGCCAAGGGCAAGAGCGGTGAGGCTGCAAGCCGCGCCAACTACCGCGCCGAACTGATCGCCGAGCGCCTGACTGGCAAGGCGCAAGAGGGCTTCACAAACGCCGCCATGAAGTGGGGCACTGAGTGCGAACCACTTGCCCGCGCAGCCTATGAGGCCGAGTTTGGCCTGTTGGTTGAGGAAGTCGGAATGATCCAGCACCCGCGCATTGCCATGTCAGGCGCTTCTCCTGATGGCCTCGTGTCGATTGGTGGGCAAATCGAAATCAAGTGCCCCGAAACCAAGGCGCACATTGACACGATGTTGAGCGGCGCAGCCCCATCCAAGTACATCCCGCAAATGCAATGGCAGATGGCCTGCACGGGCCGCGCATGGTGCGACTTCGTGAGCTTCGACCCGCGCCTGCCCGCAAGCATGCAGATGTTTGTGCGCCGCGTGCTGCGTGATGACGCACTGATTGCCGAATACGAACAGGCTGTGATCGTCTTCCTTGCCGAAGTCGATTCCACGATTGAGCGCCTGACCAATCGCGCTGCCTAACCCCACCACCACGCGCCATTGCGCTGCATGAGGATTGATCCTCGAAACCAACGGAGAGAACTATGGGTCTTGACATCACCGCTTACAAGAAGCTCACCAAGCTGGATTGCGTTTTCGACGCTGACGGCGAACCCATTGACCCAATCACACGCGAGAGCATCGACAACTGTTTCAAGGTCTACGAAAACGCAGATTTCCCCGGTCGCGCCAATGGCTTGGAGCACAAGGGCGTTTACGCATATGCCGGTTACATGGACTTCCGTGCTGGTGGCTATGGCGGCTACAACGCATGGCGCGAACAACTTGCCAAGTTGGCGGGGTACGAAGCAAAGCCATATGAGCGTTACGGACAAACCGAAATGCTGCACGCCGCCGCCTGCTGGGATGGCCGGAGCGGCCCCTTCAGCGAGTTGATTTACTTCACCGATTGCGATGGTGTGATTGGTCCTGTTGTCGCCGCCAAGTTGTCTCAAGACTTCAAGACCTTTCATGCAAAAGCCGAAGAGGTTGGCGGTTCATTCTTTGCGAAGTACCAAGAGTTCGCCGCAGCCTTTGACATGGCCGAAGACGGCGGCGCGGTGCACTTTCACTGAGGCCGCAGCATGACCGACATCCACCAACCACTGCGCGATGCGCTGAAGGCGGGGCCGACAGGCGGCAAGTGGCAGGTCTGGACAAGTAATTCGTTCAGGCGGATCAAGACCGATGCAGGCGCTAGCGTGGTTGAGCCAATCACACAGCGCCATGACGGCCACCCTGACCTGCACGCGACACCCGAAACGCTGGCCTACATCGCCGCAGCCAACCCCGCCACCATCAGCGCCATCCTGGCTGATCTGGAGGCAGCGGAGAAGGCGTTGAAGTTCTACGCTGACCCATGGCGCTATCACGGCCCGAATCAACGTCTGGACAAGCCTGACGAGTTCTCGCCCGATGGCGCCGTCTATCTGGTCGATGTGACGCGGGATTACGGCTCCATTGCAAAAGCCGCCCTCGCTCAGATGGAGAAGGGGGAGTGAGCGTGAAAGCAATAGACCTCTTTGCAGGCGCCGGGGGTTTCAGCACTGGCGCAACCATGGCCGGGCTTGATGTCGTGTGGGCCGCAAACCATTGGCCCGTCGCTGTCGAGTTCCATAGCCTTAACCACCCTCACGCCGATCACGCATGCCAAGATCTGCACCAAGCCGATTGGGCAAATGTCCCGGCACATGATGTGCTGTTGGCCTCTCCATGCTGCCAAGGCCACAGCAAGGCCCGAGGCAAGGCCGCGAACAACCCGCAGCACGACGCCAGCCGTTCGACCGCCTGGGCCGTGGTGTCTGCTGCTGAGTTCCACCGGCCCGCTGTCGTGGTGGTCGAGAACGTGCCCGAGTTCGCCGCATGGGCGCTCTACCCTGCTTGGCAATTGGCGATGCAATCGCTTGGCTACACCATGGCACCGCACATCGTCGATGCTGCCGATCATGGGGTAGCGCAGCACCGCACTAGGTTGTTTCTGGTCTGCACCCTATCAAAGCGCCCCTTGATGCTGCAACTGCCCAAGGGTGGGCATGTGGGCTCAGAGTCGCTGATTGACTTCAATGCTGGCCGCTGGTCATCCATCAACAAGCCGGGCCGCAGCGCCGCCACCCTGTCTCGCGTGGGCAATGGCCGCGCCGCCCATGGTGAACGGTTCGTGACCTGCTATTACGGCTCCGAGCGCGGTGGCCGCAGCCTGTCCCGACCGCTTGGCGCCATCACAACCCGCGACCGCTGGGCAGTCATCAACGGCGATCAGATGCGCATGCTGATGGTCGATGAGGTGCGCAAGGCCATGGGCTTTCCAGATGGATACCAACTGCCACCACAGCACAAGACTGCGATTCACCTGCTCGGCAATGCCGTGGTGCCAATCGTTGCGCGAGACATCCTCACGGCCATCAAGCAGGTCGCATGAACTACAAGGACCACCCATGACCACCCCCCAACAAGTGCTCAGTGATGAGCAGATCGAAGACTGGATTAAAACGCTTGCAGTGCACCATGTTTGGGGCAGCGTTCTCAGTCACGCCAAATCACGCGAGTTCGCCCGCGCCATCGAATCCGCCACCCTCGCGGCTTTGGGTGGGCAGCCGGTGTATCAGTTCCGCAAGCAGCATTGCGCAGACTGGTATGACGGACACCCAGATCACGAAGACGGCGGCGGGCCTTACGAAACGCGCACGCTCTTTGCCCTCCCACCCGCACAGCCAGTGCCAGCAGACCCAGATCAGTGCTCAGTGTGTGGAGCGCAGCCAAAGACAGCGCCAGCGCCATTGGATGAGCGCGAGGCGTTTGAGGCGTGGGCAAAGCCGCGATGGCTTCCTCTTGATCGTTGCGAGATAGGTAGCGCCTCTTACAGGATCGTCGAAACCAATCTTGCTTGGTGCGCATGGCAAGCCCGCGCCGCACTCCAAGCACCAGCACCCCAAACGAAAGGCGGCGAAGCGTGAGCCGCATCAAATTGGCGACTGCAATGCTGGTTGCTGCTGGCTTTGGGTCAGCGCTGGCATCGGCTGATATCTGTGAGGCCGGGTGGCACATGGACAACGCCCGGCCATCCCGCCCGCAGCCCCGACCCACCAGCAAATCCACCCACAAGCAAAACGCCCGCAAGGCCAAGAAAGGCAAGTGATATGAGCACCGAAGCACTGAAGCAAGCCGCCGAGTTCAATCGGTATTTCACGAGCGCCAATGGCGTTGATGTTGGTGCCCGAGTAAGCGTACCCCGCGATGAGTGGCGCACGCTCTATGCCGACCTCGCCCAAGCCACGGTCAGCGAGCCCCCACTGTTCGCCGCATCTGTTGCTGAACGCAAGTGGGCCGAACTGCAAGAGCAGGGGCACCGCATGACGCTGATGCGCTTTGATGGCGGCAAGGGTGGGCCCGGCTCAATTGACCCTGGCGGCGTGGTGATGTGGGGTGCGGCCAGCGAGCAGGGGGAGCCGGTGTATTGGGAGTGGCGATACCAGGAAAGCAACCCCCATACCGCCAACTTCGGCCAATGGTCAGAGTGGAATCGCGTTAAATCACGCGGTACCATATACACCGCTGACGACGCCTTGAACGAGCTTCGCCAGTACATCGCAGACGGCTACAAATATGAACTGCGTGCGCTCTACGCAGCCCAGCCCGCCCCTGTGCCCCTGCAAGGTCACAACCCAAGCCGCACCGAGTTCGTGGGTGCTGCGCGAGTGTTTGCCGCAGCCTATGGCCTGCACGATGGCGCCCCTGAATACCTGCCACGCACCACCGAAGATGCGGCGAACTTTGAGCCCCACGGCTGGGTCATCGCAGCAATGATGCAGGCTTATGCAGACGGTCGTTTTGATGCCGCCCCTTTGCCTGCCCCTGTGGCGATGACGGATGATGAGATGTGGGCGCTTTGGAATTCGCACGGCATCGATGAGATGAATCAGCAAGAAGCGATTGTGTTTGCCCGATCCGTCGAAGCCCACCACCGCATCGGTCAGCCTACCGCCCCTGCTGTGCCTGCTGTGCCAGAGGTGGGTGAAAAGCAAAGCTACCGTGATGCTAACGACATGCCAACTGAAGTTGCGGTGCTCAAGCGCGAATGGCTGGAAATGCGTCATGCACTGAGCTACAGGCCCGCGCTTGCCGTGCCCGAAGGCTGGCAACTGGTGCCAAAGGAACCCACGCGAGAAATGCTCATGTCCGCACTGGACGTTGACAACGCATCTTTCGACAATCACCAGCATGTGCTCTCCGCTCAATGGGCTGACATGCTTGCCTCCGCCCCCACGAGCACGAAGGGAGGGGTGTGATGTTCGACTGGAAAGCACCAATGCCAAGGACTGAGCCCGAAGACGGGAAGGCGCATTTCATGTTCGCATACAAGCGCGGCAAGAGGCGCATGGAAATGTGCGGGCAACTGCCAATCGCTGTTGTTGAGGAAGCGTTTCGCAGCTTGATAAAAGCTCAGCAAGAGGCGCACGCCCAGGCAGCAAGCGAAGGGCTCAAACCATGAGCGCAGACGCAACAAGGTGGCGCGTTGAGGCATCAACTAAGGGCACAGCGTTTGTCGTTGTGCGCAACCCTCAACCGGGCTTTGCTCAGTACCTTAATGCACGCGGGGAGCCATCTGGGAAGGCATCGAAGTTCCGCACAAATGAGGCGGCACGGCGGGCACTGGCAACCCATGCGATTGCCAACGCTACAGCACACACAGCCGAATCCCCCACCATCCGCATGCAACCCCGCGACGAGACAGCCGCACGCCTGGAGTTTGAGCGGGCAAAGCGCCTGGTTGAGTCGCACGGCCGGACGGTCACTGCGCCGGATGGCGTGGGGTGTGAGGGGGTGGCAACAGCAGCCATTCCCGACGATGAAGAGCGCCGATTGCAGATCGCCCACTACCGCACAGAGTTCCAGCAAATCGCTGAATGGGCAAGCAACTGCGCCCGCTCATCGAGTGCTGACCCTGCTGACTGGCGAGCTGACATGGTGGCTATGAGCGAAAGGCTCACGCGCCGACTTTCTGTTTAAGCCCCCACCAACAGCGTGGGGTGTGAATCAATTGGGCAGGCGCCCAAGGCCTGACAGAACACCACAAGCCGACCGCATAGCGGTGGGCGCCTAGTTTGAGCCTGCGAAGCGGGCGGAAAGGTGACAGATGAACCAGACCATGCAAGACCAGCGAGACGAGCTGCTGAAAGCACGCCAAGTGCTTGGCGCAGAAAACATTGCGCTGAAGGAAAAGAAGGCCGAGTTGCTGGCCGCTCTCACTGCGCTGTTGAACGACCCAGCCGTGATCGAAGCCGCCCAGCCCGGCGACATTGGCCGGGCACTCATGGCCACGCGAGAGGACCTGTAACCATGAGCGCAGCGACTGATAAGACCAACCTGGCCGAACTGCGGCGCACGATGACTCTATGGCACAACCGCGTGACGGCACTGGGCTTTGATGGCGTTTCAGATCTGATCGCGATGGCTGAAGCCGGTGGCGAAGAGATGAAGAAGGCCTGGCCCATAGGTGAGCGCGTGGAGCTTAGGCTGATGATGATCAAACAGATCGGGGAAGGCAGCACCACGGCCAACAGCCTGCCTCATGTGGCCCGCATTGCTGACGAGGCGCTGCAACTCATTCAGACGCATCGTGCGGGTTCTGCATCTGATCAAGACGCATGGAAAACGCTTTTTTGGAGCGTCGCAAAAGAGCTTAACTGTCTTGCGTCCACCTTTGTAGACGGCAATGACCACGTCGCAAGAAAAGCCACGTCATTGACTGCCGAGCGCGGCGTTCTGGTACGCCTGCTGGTTGAAGCCGACAAAGTGCTGAGCACGCTGGATGGCGAGAGCGCCGACGAGCAGGCAATGCTGGAAGGGCTGCGCCGCCAGATTTTGGCAGCTACCGCACAGCACAGACCGCAGGAGGCCGACCTGCTTTCTGTGCGCGCAGGTCTTGGGGCCTAACCCAAAAGTTAACCGGCGCTGAAAGCGTCCGGTTGAACGAAGAGTTAGGCGGCACACGATAGAAAGGAATTGAGATGGCAGAGAAAGTAGTGATCGGAAACGCGGAGCTGTGGCATGGAGACTGCCGCGAGGTGTTGCCGCTGCTGGCCCGCGTGGATGCCGTGATTACCGACCCGCCATACGGCATCTTGAACCTGGCCGGCGAAGGCTCCACGCTTGCGGTGCGGAAGTCTCCGCGCCAGATGGGCAGCGGCACATTGAAGAACCGGATCCTAAACACTTCGGCTGTGGAGTGGGACATTGCGCCCGATGCAGCCGTGTTCGATGCGCTGCGCGCCCATTCGACGCTGCAAGTGTTTTGGGGCGGCAACTACTTTGCGCTGCCGCCTGCGCGTGGTGTGCTGGTGTGGGACAAAGAACAGCCCTGGGAGAACTTCTCGCAGGTTGAGATTGCATGGACGAACCTGAACCGGCCTGCCGCCATCTTCCGCGAGAGCGCGACGCGCGGCACACCCAATAAGGCGCACCCGACACAGAAGCCGATTTCGCTGATGCGGTGGTGCGTGTCGATGGTGGACGCGCAGACTGTGCTTGATCCATACATGGGCAGCGGAACAACTGGCGTTGCTTGTGCTGAGATGGGCCGGAAGTTCATTGGCATCGAACGCGAGCGCAAGTATTTCGACATTGCCTGCGAACGCATCGCCCGCGCCCAAGCACAAGGCCAGTTGCTGCCACTGGAACCAATGGCCGCTCCTGAGCAACAGACGATGGAACTGTGACGCCTAACACCAAGTTAAGCGGCGCCAACGGCGCCCGCTTCAACAGGGCTTAGGCCCGGAGAGGATGAGATGAGCAAGCAGATTACCCAAGCCGAAAACGAAGCCGCCGCAGTGCTCGCCCAGAAGATGGCGAGAACCGCTGGCAAGGTAAGTCCAACCGTCATGGTGCTGGCCTGCGGCATGCTGATTGAAATGGCCTGGATGTGCCGCGACATGAACAGCTATGTCGCTTTCAAGCTGGCGCAGGCCAAGCCCGCCACCCTCCCCACCCAGCCGTAAAGGAGCCGAGAGGGGAATCCAATCGGAAAGTGCCCCCCTGGTAGCCATGGGGCCCCATTCAAAGTAGGCCCATCGAACTGTAATTTTTGATGGGGTTCCCATGGCTGTGACATCTGCTGACGTGCTCAAGGGCATGCACAACATCGTGCGAGCGATGGGCGAAAAGTCCATCAACTCGGACGCCTACTTTGACATTGCCGGGCATCCTGAGATCGGCATGCTGATCAAGCAATTCCCCTGGCCAGTGCTGGGTACCGCGGGCGAAATCGAAATCGCTGGGCCGGGTGGTTCGGCCATGTGGCAACAGCAGCCCCTCAAGGTCAACAAGCAAGGCCAGATTACGTTTTCTGAGACTGTCAACGGCTCCGTCCACCGATTCCTCAAGAGCGTCAACAAGGCGGGCGGTAAGTTTCAGGCCACGGTTTACGAGGGCGTATCGCCTGCCCGTTTTCACCGCGCCTTCAAGCTGGTTGACTGCTTCTTCCAGCCCGACGACACCGACCGTGACTGGGAGAACCGTTCGCAGATCACCACGATTGCGGGCACCTTGTTCTTCCACTTCTACGGTGATGAGATCCCTGGCAACATCATCTGAGCGTTGTCATGGATCTGTGGTCACTTGCCCGCGAATATGAAACCACGCGGGTGTGGGTTCTCCCTTCGGAAACCTTCACCCAGTGCATCATTGAAGCAGCGCGCTTTTACTCAGCCTACGGTGAGATTTCCTCACTGAAGCCTGCTGTGCCTGCCGTGGATGTGACCGCAAGCAAGCCCAATGGGGTTGTGCTGGTCACGCAGAACTTTGGTTCGTGGTGGATCACGCCCCCGACCCTGGCGACCGTTCCCCTGCCAGATCAGCCAGCCACGGCCGCACCGGCGCCAGCGCCATCAAGCAGCGCCATCCCTTCGGGCTTTGCTGGGCAAGACCTGGGCGGCATCACTGAGGCCACGGTTCTAACGCCCGGGGAATGGGCCATCATCAAACCCTTGTTCACCCTCTATGTGGAGCGCGAGAGCGCCATGCACTTGGAGGCTTCGCGGGGCCTGGGTGTGGACGTGTACGGCCGTTCTGTGGCTGAGGTTCAGGGCGACATCACCCTGATGGAAACGGAAACACTGCCCGCCAAGTCGTTTTGTCACGACATGATCGAGGTTTGAGCGGTGCTGGTCTACCCCAAGGGATCAACCGTCCCACTGCGTGGTGATCTGCTGGTGCGTGCAGTGCTGCGCACGGACATGACCCCGGTGCCGGCCACCATCGAGCTGACCCTGAAGAAGTCGAAAGAGGTGGATTCGGCCATCGTCAAGGGCGCCACCCTGAAGGTGATGGCGGATCACTCCGTCGAATTTGAACTGGTCAAGGTCTGGGAGGATGAGCCCTCAGGCAAGGTGCAGGGCGACCGCCCGGACATTCAGGTTCACGCCATTGGCCTGCTGGCGTCATGTGCGGCCATTGCTGAGCCCATGGGGCGCTCTCTGGTGCGCGAAGGCGCAACCCTGGGGGAGATCTACCGGGCCTGCGGTGCAGCGACCCGCATTGAAAGCGACTTCCCCGTGGCCGTGTTCTCATGCTTTCGGGGCATGGCGCCATCGTTTGAGGTGGCAAAGGCATTGATGGAAGAGGGCGGTGGGCTGGTCTACGTCAAGGGCAAGGTGGCATTCAAGCGCCTGTCTGACCTCAAGCGCGCAGCAGCAGACTTCAAGCTGTCCGATGCTGAGGTGCAGCGCCTGGGCTCCGACTTCCTGGAAAAGAGCGCGGTGCCCTTTGCTGTGTCGACTGATGCCAGCGGCGCCATTGTCACGGGACGGGCCCAGGATGGCCGCGGGTTCGTCTACCGGCCCCGGGCCGACCAGCGCACGGTGAACAACATGGGCACGGTGCTGATCCAGCGCGCAAAGCATGACGGGGCCCTGGCCATGGGCAAAAACGCGGGCGACCGCGTGGACGTGGGAAGCAAGGCCATGGTGGTCATCACGGCCGCCCACATCTTTGAACCAGGCGGGGATCAAACGTCCCGGTTTTGGCTGGGTGAGGTGGTTTCATGAGCGGCCTGTTTGGCAAGTACCCTGGCATTGTCGTTTCCTATGACGGCGCTTCGCGCATGTGTCGGGTCAATATCCCCGGCATCACCGATGCAGATGTGTACCCGCTGGCAACGCTCAGCTACTCGCTTGGCGATAACCCAGCGACGACTGAGATACGCATTGTTCCTGGTGACATGGTCTGGATTGAGTTTGAGGCAGGTGACCCACGTTTCCCCATCGTTGTGAACTACAGAACACCACGCCAAGGCAACCCGGTTGACTGGCGGCGATGGAGGCACAAGAACATCCAGCTCATCGCTGAAGACACCTACCTGATCACGATTGGTGCCACCACCATCACGGTGACTGATGGCCTGATGAAAGTGACTGGCGCTGACCTGGAGGTGTCCGGGAACATCAAGAGCGGCAAGAGCATCACGGCGGCCATTGACATCAAAGACCAGGGTGGCGCCAAGTCCATGGCTGGAATGCGCGCCGCGTACCAGGCCCACACCCACACCGAGACGAACACCACCACGTCGACCCCCAACAACTCCATGTGAGGCAACCCATGAAGACCCTCGTTTTTCAGTTTGAGAATCCCAGCGACAAAGACAAGTCCGTCAAAGAGGCCATCCGCCTTTTTAGCCGTGCCGGCGCCCAGGTGGTGACCTCCGAAGTCGACAAAGCCACATCCAAGCGTTCGGGCGTGGCCTTCCGAAACTTCAACCTGACGTTTGCCGATGGGCAGACTGTTGTGCTGGCCATCAAGAGCACGGGCGACGTGTTCGAAGTGCGGGTCAATGGCAAGGTCACGCCCATGCGCCACCAAGATGACCACAAGCTGGCCATCGAGGAAATTGCCGCCAAGATGGATCAGGGCCGGGCCGCCTTTCAGAAAGCCCTTGCCAAGATCAAGACCCCCCTCCCGCCTGGCATCAAGGTGTCCCGCGCCAATGTAGTCACC